AAAAGATTGATATTTTAATTGAGTAATAATATCAGCGTCTACTTGTGTTAAAAATTTAAAATTTTCTGGAATGTTTAATTTTCCAAATTCACGCATAAAAGACTCAACTGCTCTATCATATTCTCTTACAATAGAATCTGCAGTTGTTGTGAAAGTTTCATTTATAAATCTTTTTATATCGGCTCTTAATTCTATAGCTATTTGTGTTGTAATTATATCTTGTTCATTTATCGCACTAGATATTAAAGCAACTATTCTTCTTTCTAAATCTTGAATAGTTCGTTTGATTTGTAATTCGTGTTGATCTGCTAATTGTTCTGTAAAACTAATGCTCATTCTTTGCTTGTATATACATTTTTAGTATAACAGGCAACCAATGAGGAACTTTAGACTTACCAGATAAATAACGATTTATTTTTATTCGTTGGTATTGTTGTAACTTATCTGTATCAAAGATTAAACGTGCAAGATCGGACTGTGAAAGTCCGACCTCGTTCATAGTTTTTTGTAGTTGTTTATTAGTCATAATGCCTCATAATATCTTTTATTTCTTCTTCACTATTTTTGATAACTCTTTTAGCAATAATATGACTATCTTCTTTATCAAAAGTATATTTCCAAACTGGTCTTTTTAATTCAGATTTGTAATGTTCAATAATTGACTTATAATGTTTTATAAGTGCTTTATGTTCTTCTTCCATTTTTTTCTCCTCTCTTAGATGGCTCATTATTGAGCCACCCCTAATTTCATATCAAATTTTTCTAATAAGTTATTGATAGCTTGTCTTGGTGTTTTACCAAATGCATTTTCTTCTACTCCAAAATCATCATCAGAATAAAATCTATATAACTGTGCATGGTAAGAGTCATAATCCCAAAAACAATTTATATAACCACCTACAAAAAAGTAATCTGCATTTTTTACATTGTATTGAGGTTTGCCATTATGCAAATCAAGTTCAATGTCTTTGAATGTTTCGCTTTTATACATTTCTAATTTTTTCATTTTTTTCTCCTTTGTTTTAATCATATATAAGTATTATCAAATTAATAATAATAAATAAAGAAAATAATGAAAAAAAATGCAAAATAATTAAAAAACCCTAGATTTTAAAGGATTTTCGCCATGATTTTATTGCCCAATATACAGGGGCTAGTGACTTTTGACCCTTAACTTTCTTTAAAATAGCACCATGTCTAGCGAGGAACGAACGCTGTCTTGCTGGGATATTTTTTTTAATAGACATATTGGGGTCACCGAAACGAACTTTTTTAACATTACCTGTTGAGCGATCTTTTACATACACGCCAAACTTCTTACGTTCTCCAGGAGTTCTAAAAGGTTTATTTAATTTAACAGTTCTGCCTTGATATTTAGCCATTATGATTGATCAACTTTTTCTATAAATAATTCAAAGCCACCACTTACAGCAGATGTTGCACTTGCTTTAGCTATTAATTCAATATCTGTTTTTTCTGGTATAACAACTGGCACTGCATAATTCTTTTCTACAAATCCACCTCTAGTTGTAATAAATGCTTTTGTGTTAAAGACGTTTCCGTTGTCTATTTCTTTAGTAATAAATCTAATTTCATTCTCTAAGTCTTTAGAACTTCCAACATCTAACTGCATTAAATAAGCATTATGTTTTCTTGGAACTGTATAAATACACATTAAGGTTTGACCATAACCAGCTCTTATTTGTGCTACTGTTGTAGATGAAACTGTTATTGTAATTACCCCTACATTTGATGTTCCTGTATTAGCTGTTTTCATTACTGCTCTAAAAACTCTAATAAAACTTGTTGAACCAGCAGAGCCACCAATCGTTAATGTTTCTGTAGCTAGATCATAATTAGAATCTAGTCCTTGTATTTCAACTGTGCCTGTATTATCGTCTGTATCTGAACTTGTTGCTGTGGCAGTTCCAGCCGAACTTGCATAGGTATAAGTATTATTGCCGTCCCAAATAGTTTCAAAAGATGATCCAACTGCTGTATTTAATCCAAACTTATTAATACCTGTATAATTTTGTACTAATCCTTTTTGAATAGATAAACCTAATGGTAAATTATAAACATTACTTAAACTCATACTTGTTCACCATTTTCATTTGTTGGTAATGTGGTTGAAAATTGTCCTATTGCTTGTGAGCTTGCGTCTATCTCATTATTAATAGAATTAATTGCTTCATCATCATCAACAACTGCTCTTGCGATTTGTTTATCTATTTCTTTTATAAATGTTTCTGATTTAACGCCACTAGCTTTTGCCATTTGTAAGAATTGCAAGTCACTTGCATAATCTCTTAAATCAAAAGTGTCTGGGTAATCTATTTGACCATCAAATACTTTGTTCTGCCATTTAGCAAAAAATGACCAAATAGTTTCTTCAGCATTTTCTAATAAATCTGCCTTTTCTGAAAGTCTAGCATTAAGTAATTGAAACTCTGTCTGTAAAGCTATACCAGAATTAACTTGTTTTTCTGTTCCTCTTACAGAACCCATATGTGTTATTCTATCTATCGCACTTACTTTCATTTCTATAATTTTCATTATGCTTTCAAGTGACTGTGAACTAGGTTGAATAATATAAGGTTTTAAATTAGCGTCCATATCTTCTGGCATTTCTATTATTGAACCAGCACCAGCAGACGCTTCAACATTAGGTGTCTTAACTAAGCTAGGGTGGTTAGATAATCTAATTAACTGTTCTATCTCTGAGTAATCATTGTAGATACTTTGTTGCAATTCAGCAACATCTGACAAATCACTAATACCTATTGCTCTACGCATAGACTTTTGATTATATAAAACAACAGCTGGTATTTCTCCAAGAGCATTTGGCTGTTCGTCAATCTTAACAGGTTTAGAACTAGCATAATGTTTCATGTATTCATCTACCCTGTACGTTGTAATATCCTCTGTAGTCCAAACTTTCACTATTGCTTCATCTTCGTTTATATCTTCAATAATTGTTAATGATGTTAAATAAAATCTACCATTAGGTAATCTTTCATACTTCCAGTTCGTCACATTCTCTGGAGTATAGATAGATATATATGGTCTAATATCTTGTTGTAATTCTTCGGCTCTAGTCTTTGTGATTGTTGCTGGCTTATCTATTAACGCCCAACAAGAACCATAAACAGATGCGTGCTGTTGCATATCTTTAATAACGTTATGAAAAGACCTACCATCTAAATCAGCGTCTTGCAGAAACGACTCTAATTGAGGATCACCTGTCATAGAGCCATAATCTCTGCTGGGAGGAACACGGAAAAGAAAACTTGAATAAATTTGTACTACGTTGCGACAGTGATTGTCTAGTGGCGTGAAGTCAATACGCTTTATGTATTCATCATCTTGTTCTAGGATATATCTATTTAAGAAATAACCATTAGAGAAATCATCTCCGCCTAAGTATGATCTATAGTGAAAATTCCAATGTTTTAGATTATCTTCATAATCTGAATGTTTTGCTGTTAAAAATTCTCTACTATAATTCGCCATCTAACTCCACCTAGTTGGTTCGCTTGGTTTAAACTCTCTACGCAAAGGAAATAAATACTCTACTAGATAGCCTAATGCATCATTAAAATGGTCATAGCCACTATCTTTATCTGGAACACTCGTTCCCTCTTTGTATATCTGTCTTTCTAAACTCTTAATTAAGTTTTTACAAGATTTTGTTATAAATAGACTTGACATACCATTAGCGTTTTTAAGTTTAGAATTTACAGCGTTTATTCTATCTCTAATTAATGGGTGTTGCGATCTAGCTTTTACTTCAAAGCCAGCGTTTTTTAATATTGCTAAATCAGTAAAACCACCAGCAGATGTTTTGCGTTGTCTTGAGGCTGGGTCTGGATAAACAATAATATGCTTATCTTTGTATCTAGTTTTTATTTCTTGCACCATTTCGTCTGTATTTGAACTCCAAATTTGTATTTCATCATAGATTATTAAATCATTATTTACTTTTTCACTAACAACAGCCACCATAGGGTCAATATTAAAATCCATGCCAATATGAATGACCTTAGAATTTTTTTCATAACTATCTATGATATGCGTATTTCTATCAAAGTTATAGTAAATAATACCAGCATAATTAACAAAAGTAGCTAGATATTCCTGTTGAAAGGTTCGTTCATCTAGATCGTTTTTAGCTTGTTCTATTTCTTCTTGGCTTACTTGTTCACCTTCTAGTGTTGTATATTTGAAGCTCTGCCATTCTGGATCATCTCTTGTATATAAATCATAGGCAAAGTTAAAACCTTTTGGAGAGCCACAAAACAAAGCGTGTCCACCTGTATCTGATAATGTCGGTCTTAAAACTTCATACCATGCTTGAGGTTTAATATCGGCAAACTCATCAAGAACTATAAAATCTAAACCTACTCCACGAAGTGATTGCTCATTATCAGCACCTTTTAATTGAATGACAGTATTATTTTTTAAGACAACAGATAAATCAGCTTCATTTATTTTTTTAGCCCATTTATGCTTAATAATTCTATCTTTAAGCATATTCCAACAAATATTCTTTGATTGTCTATAGCTGGGAGAAACGTACCAGACTTTTTTATTAGGATATCTACCGAACTTTGCAAGCTCGTTTATAGCGAGGAATGTTTTGCCGAATCTACGACCACTTATCAGAACACGAAAGCGTTTCTCACAAGTTAAAACTTCTTTTTGCGGTTTTGTTAGTGGCACTAATCAACAGACCATGCAAGTGGCTCATTATCATCAGCAATAGGTGTTTCTGATTGTCCTAGTATTTGCTTACCTAACCATATTTGCATAGTGACATTACCATTCATAGCAGATTTCCATTGAAGCTGTCTTAACCTTAATTTTTGCGTTGCTCTTCCTTTTGTAAGAATTTCGGAATATCCTTTTCTAATAGTGCTTTCATCACAACCAAAAAATTGTGCTATTTCAACGTTCGTACACCCAAATCTTGCTAAATCTTCTACTTGTTTTTCTTCTATTTTATATTTTTTATTTGCCATAAGGTAATCCTCTTATACCGAGAGTGTCGGTGCTATGCCCTATAAAGAGCATAGCTTTTGTATAATTATTTTATTTTGTTTTGTAAATAAGATAATAAAATTCCATACAATGGTAAAAACAATACAACAGATACTATGATCTTAAATATCAGATCAGTCGTTGCTATATGTATCCAGTTTTCAGCCATAAATTCATCTGTACCATTTGCAAATGCCATACCAAAAAATGAATAAGTATCTATTATATTTGCAAACACAGTTGAAATTGCTGGTGCAATCCACCATGTATCTGTATTTTCTCTAATTTTTTGAAATACAAAAACATCTAATAATTGCCCTATTAAGTATGCTGTTCCACTTGCTAAACCTATTCGCCAATCAGCTAAATAGATTGAAACAATAACAGCTGGTATATAAGCAAGACCTATAACTGCCCTTGCATTATATTTGTTTGATAGTCTTACAGTCAAATCCGTTGCCAATATTACAATAGGAAATGTAAACATTGACCAAGTGAAATAAAAATTTGATATTTCAAAAGAGAATTGAACTAAATAATTACTTATTGCGATAATAAAAATATGCACAATAAATAATTGCATTATAAGTTTTTTGTTAAGCGTCATAAAATACTCCTTATGCTGGTTTCCAACTTATATTCTTTGATAATTTCTTTATAACAATTAATGATTTTATTCAATCTTTCACCAGATAATGCCTTATATATTTTTGTATTAAATTTGTTTTCAACATAAATATCTCTTAAAATATGGGTTTTTATATTAATATTGTAAAAATATTCATCTTTTGAAAAATTAATACGCATTTTGTCTAAGTATTTATTTATTTTTGATCTTGGAATACCATTTCTATCAAGCAAAAAAAAATCTTTAGAATTTAATTTTTTTTTCTTTCTAAAATCAATATTGTAAGTACCCCCTTCAAAATTAAATAATTCTAAACGACCATAAGCGGGACCAGCAACTAACATTGTTGAACTATCTACTGAATAAGGTTTAAAATATTTAATAAATTTTAAATTCGTAAATCCAAGCCAATGTGCTTTTCTACCTTTATTATTTTCAACAAACCATTTTATGTAATTTGTATTTTTTCCGCCTATGACAATACCACCAAACATAATATAATCTGTTTTACTGTAAAAATATTCTAACGTTTCAAGTGTATCGCCTCTAGTAAATACAGGCATAACATCATAACCTCGTTCAAGCATTATATCATAGTTTTTTAATGTTTTGTCTGGATCGCCAAAAACATCTAATTGAACTGCTTTTGTTATTTTTATTTCTTTTGAAATTCTATCTAAAAAAGAACAATATTCATCTAAGGTTATTTTTTTTCCACTATTCCAAACAGAATATGCACCACTATCAATAATTAAATTATATTCAAT